ATCCAGTCGTGGAAGTAATTGTGTTACGCTGGATAGCAGCGAATCCTGTTGCCATTGTTTCATACTCCTAAATGATCTTCGGTTAGTATTAAAAAATTCATTTGCCTATCTTCACAATACTCCTTAGCTGCTGACCATTTAGTTTGGTTTTTGGCGTAAGTTAACGCAGCATTACGATATGAGGCAGTCTTTTTATTTTTATCATGCGGTGGTTGTGTTTGTTTTTTAGGTTTAACCTCTATTATATACTTAGTTATCTTCTTGTTCTTTTCAAGAACTTTGATGTAGAAATCAGGAAAATAACGTCTCACTTTACCATCAGGTGCTCTGTATGGTATTATTACTTCTTCAGAACCCCACTCTAATATAGAGGGGTTATTGTCACAGAACACCATGAATTTGCGTTCCCAAAGTGACCTATAAATTACTCTAGTAGGGTTGCCACGATACTTCTTAGGATTGATTGGTTTATAAATCCCAGAATATGCCATAAATATAATTGTACCAACATAGGTATTTAGCGTGTCAACAATAGATCAATTTTTAACAACAATGAATGCCAATGGCGGAATGTCAATGGCAAATCACTTTATAGTAAAAATGCAAGTACCAAAATTAAAGGATGGTGGTGTATTTTCTTTTTATTGTGATGAAGCACAGTTACCAAATACACAAGCAGCAACTGGAACAATAAAGGGTAGGTATATGGGTGAGGGTCAAGTAAACTACCCACATACAAGAATATTTACAGAAATGCAGTTGGGATTTCAATGTGATGCTAGGATGACACCTTTACTTTTTTTAAATCGTTGGTATGGAATGATATTTCCAGAATATGGTGAAAATACTAGTGGTATTAATGAAGAATTAAGTGCCATGGACAAAAGTCCTGGTTCTACACAATATGATGCAAGAGTACCTAAAAGAGCAAGAAACAGAACGGTTCAGTTAAATTATCCAGATGATTATTGTGGAACCATATATGTAACTAAGACAGAATTAGGTCCTAAATTTAATAATAACGGAGTAAGAACATCAGTGACCTATGTCATGGAGAGGGCATGGCCATTTGCTATTGATGCTGTCCCTTTACAGTTTGGAAGTGCATCTATAACAAAAGTAACATCACAGTTTTATTATAGTAAGCATCGTGTTGTTTATCATGATCCAACCAGTCTTCCTTATAAATTTAAACCATCGGGTCCCTTCAATGATATTCAAAACGATATTCGTGTTGCGTAGCAAAATAGACTTTTCAATTCCATAAAAGCGGGAAAAAATTTCCCGCTATTTTTTTGTCTGAAAAGTTCGCTAAATATAAATATGACCTTGGAGTAGATATTATGGCATTGCCAACCATGGATTTACCAACTTATGAGTTGGAAGTTCCATCAACAAAGAAAAAGATAAAATTTCGTCCATTTCTAGTAAAAGAAGAGAAAATCCTACTAATGGCACTAGAAAGTAATGATGAAGAAAATATTAGAAATGCTGTACAAACTTTATTAAAAGGTTGCATATCATCAAGAATAAAACTTGAAAATTTAGCAACTTTTGATTTAGAGTACATTTTCTTAAATATTCGTGCTGTATCAGTTGGAGAAGTAGTTGAAATTAATGTTACTTGTCAAGATGATGGAGAAACAAATGTTAGATATAATTTAAATCTCACAGATGTTAAAGTTGATTTTCCAAAAGGGCATAGTAACAAAATTATGTTAACTGATAATACTGGTGTTATAATGAAGTATCCATCATTTAATAGATTTGTGGATGCTCAATTTGCAAATAAAGAAGTGACTGAAGATACTGTATTAGACATTATTGCAGAAAGTATTGATCAGATATTTCAAGGAGAAGAGGTATATGATGAATCTACTACTACTCCTAAAGAATTTAAGCAATTCGTGGAAAGTTTGACTAATACACAAATGGAAAAACTTCAAGAATTTTTTCAAACTGCACCTAAATTAGAACATAAGTTTAAGGTTACTAATCCTAAGACTGATGTTGAATCTGAATATACATTATCTGGACTAGCATCTTTTTTCGGATAGCCCTCTTTCATAATACGTTGGAGGGGTATTACAAGACCAATTTTGCTTTGATGCAACACCATAAATACAATTTGAGTGAAATTGAGAATATGATGCCATTTGAGAGACAAGTTTACGTTTCTCTCTTAACGCAATACCTAGAACAAGTTAAACAAGAACAACAAAAACAATAATGGCAAGTGGAACCGTTGGGTATACTGATACTAGAGGTAATAGAGATTACACAAGTATCATAGCAAACCAAATTGGAAAGCGTTTAAAAGAAGCTTCCAATATGGCATCGGACGAACGTGCCTATGCAGCAGGAAAGGCAGAAGCGGGCGGAACATCACTAGAAGAAGCAGGAATAGGTAAAGGATATTTTTTTGGGAGAGCATTAGGAAATAGATTTGGTGGAGATAGAATTTCAAGAACTAAAGGTAGAATGGGGGCATCAGGTGCTGCCAATAATCCTGCTGCTAGTTACAAACAAAGATTTCGTGGTGGATTTGATTATAATGTAACTAATCAAGTATCAAATATCACAGATACTGCACCGTTATCAAATGCAGTTGTCACTGGACTTCGTGGTGTACAAGGTGGATTAGTTCAAGTAGCGTCAGCAATATCAAGACAAGACTCGACTATGGACGGTCTTGCAAATACACAAGCTGATATGGCAAAGGCAATCATGTTTAATGGTTACCTTTTCCAGATGTTTATGTCTCAACAAAGAGCAAAATCTGGAAGATCGTCAGCAATGAGAGAAGAAAGATCTATAGAACGTCGTGGTAGAAGTTATGCTGGCGGTGGATTTGGTGGCGGTGGATTTGGTGGCGGTGGTCGTCGTGGAATGATCAATGTTACACCAGGTGGTGGTACTGCTGGCGGTGGTGCTGCTGCTGGTAAAAAAAGTGGTAATGCTTTTATGGATTATGCAAGTTTTGCATCATCTCAGGCGTTAGGTGGAACTTATACAACAAAAGCAATAAAAAATGTTCCAAAAGTTATTGAATCAATTACTACAGCCACACCTTTTGCCAAAACTAGTTCCCAAACCCTGACACAAATTCTTGCTGGAAACAGTGATGTAATAGCGGGAAATGTTACAAGAACAGTTGGTGCTAATCCCAATATAATAAGAGGAATTGGTAAGTACATCAGTTCAAATATACCCTTGTTAAAACGTGGCGGTAAGGTTGTTGAAGAAGCAATGGGATTAGGGAATACAATAACCCAAGCAAAAATATTATTAGGTTCTGGTGCAGATGATGCATCAATATTATTGATGTCTAAAGCACTTGGTAGTGGTTCTTTGGGTGCTAATTCAACTGCATTAAGAGAAGCAATGACTAGACATTTTGCTGCAACTAGTGCTGTAAAATCAGGAAAGGCAACCAGAAACATGGCGGATACGATGTTTGATATTGGTAAAATGACTGCTGATGATCAAATTGCAATGGTAGGAAGGTTTGGTATTGAGGAATCAGATAGATTGATGGGATTGGGATTTGCAAATCCAAGATCTAGGATAATTCAACAAATATCTAAAAAATTTCCTGGCGTTAAGTTTACTGATCCTATGCAAGCAGTTGCAGTAACAGAAATTGCAAATAGAGTTGATAAAGGAATGGATATTGTTGATGCAGTTGATGATGTTAGAAAAATTTATGGAACAGGGATTGATGGTGCTATAGCTAGTGCTTCAAAATTAATACCAGAAAAAAGTAGACTTGCAGCAGCACTTGCAAAAACAACTGGAAAAACAGCAAGTAAAGGAGTGCTTAAAAGTGTATTAAAACAAATCCCTGTTATTGCTGGTGTTGCTGGTGTTATATTTGGTATTCAACGTGCACTAGAGGGAGATTTAATGGGTGCTGGACTTGAAATTACCTCTGGTTTACTTGGAGCTACTGGTACTACTCCTGGTCTTGGATTAGCAATTGATGGATATTTGCTTGGTAGAGACTTAGGAGCAATGCCTATGAGAACTGGTGGTACAATATATCCTGGTGTAACAAATTCCATGCTTAATGTTGGTGGAAGAGCATTTAGTTTCAATGAACCAGGCAATAAAGAAGTGGTAAGAGTTGAAAAAGATAATGATGATAGATTTGTTGATATGGGTATGGGTATAGTTGACGGATTTAAGAAAAGAAAAGGTGATTATACTGCATTACAAGCAATTGGAGTGGAACGAGGATTTAGTTCATTAAATGCAGAAGGATTCTTTAGTGGATTGTTTAACAATACAAAAGATGTTGTAAATAATATAAAGAACCCTTTCAGTGGAATAATGAATTGGTTTAATAAGGGAGCGAAACCTAATGAAGGTGCAATGAGTTGGATAGATTTATTAAAAGATGATTGGAAACAAAGGCAATTCACTAAAGGTCCTGGTAAAGGTGGTTGGAATCCATTTAGAGGAATGCCAGGTTATGGTTCAATTAAAAATTTCTTAACTGGAACACCAGGTAACGAGATAGCGGGTGGATTCCAGACAGGTCCTACACCAGCAATAAGACAAGGAATTCTTAGAACTTTTGGTTTACTAACAAATCCTAAAGCAGCGATAATGGCTGCATTAATGAAACCAACAGCACTTGCCGATGGAACATTGACAGGAAATGCAGATTATCTTAATAGTGTGGGTATAGACACAACAAACTTACAAGGTGCTTCTGGTGGTGCAAGTGCAACAGTTATTAATAATAATAATTATTATACTCAAGGACCATCTGCAGATGGTGGTGGTGATGAAAGTCTTGGACAAACTTTCAATATGGATTTAGAGAAATTTATAACAAGTTATTCTATTATGAGTAAGTAATGGCAGCACAAAATCCCAATTCAATAACACTTGAAAGTTGTATTATCAAAAAATTTGATGATAAAGCAAAAGTCGTCAAAGAACGTCCAATTTCGCCTGATATGATTGCTAGTTTTGATTTTATGGAGAGTATTACTTCTCCATTTACATCAGGGCAATTGCTTATCAGTGATTCTAGTGATTTTATTAACACTTTTCCTATAGAGGGTGGTGAACAGATTACAGTATCCATAAAACATACTTTTGATAAAAATCCTGTAGAATATGACCTCAGAGTTTATAAAATTGCTGGTAGAGTTTTAAATGGCAAAAAACAAGTATATAGTTTAATGCTTGTTTCTGAAGAAGCTATAATAAATGAGAGTGTTAAGTTACAAGAACCATTGGATGGAAACCCAGAGTCATTAACTATTAAATTAATTAGAGAAAAGTTATTATCGAGTAAAGAGATATTCTCTGAACCATCAAGATTCAAAGTGAGGATGCTACCTGGTAATTTAAGACCATTTGATATAATAGCAAAACTTATAAAAAAATCAGTATCTAGTAAAACAACATACGGACAAAGTAGGGAAAGTAGCAACACAGATAAGTCAGAACAACAAATAAAAGGTAGTGCTGGTTTCTTTTTCTGGGAAACACGTAGAGGATATTGTCTTTTTTCGGTTGATGCTTTATGTGATATTTCTAAGGATCAGACATTTATATTTAAAGATAGCAAATCAAAAAAACCAAGATTGCAAACACAAGCATGGGGTCCTTATGAAGAGATTATATCAAATATCGACACAGTAGAAGATGCAAGATTCAATATAACATCGTTTAACCTTAGTAATGAAGTTGATATCATGTCATCATTAAGACTTGGTAAATATTCTACAAAAATGGTATTTTTTAATCATAGTACTGGTGCATATGATGAGTATGTTTATAAAATTAAAGATAGTTATAATAACATGGCACATCTAGGAGGACAATCTGCACCTTCTCATGTACCAGGAAATGTTGACGATTTATCTGATAAACCTACCAGAATTATGTCTGCTATATTGGATCCTGAGACGTGGCAAGATGATCCAGATGTTGTAGATCCTGATGTTGCTACAACAACATCTCCTACAGAATATGCAGATTGGACAAAATACTATGCTGCACAATCAGTTGCTAGATATGATTTACTTAGAAATCAGGAAGGTGTGTTAAAGATTCCCCCAAATCCTCTAATTTGTGCGGGAGATAAAATTACTCTACTGTTACAAAACAAATCGTCAGATGCAGTCAAAGTCAAAAAACCACATGATATGGAGTCTAGTGGAGTCTATCTTGTTAAAGAAGTCACACATACATTTAATTTTGTTAACGCTGGTGCTGGTAAGGCATTTTCTACGTTAAGATTATTCAGAGACTCCTTTGGCACTGATTTAGAACCATCAAAACATGGTAAAGTCAAGGGATAAATAATAATGTGCATACTGTACGGAGGTAAATACAATGAAATCAATTGAAGATCATATCAAAAAGGACAAAGAAATCC